TGGGGAGGTTTCGACGGGTTTGATATCAGGGTACCGGATCCCATGTATAATGGGGCCATGACCGAGGGCACCTCTACGGAAACCAACGACTATGTATATAACACGTGGAAACGTGCGATGGATACAGTCGCAGATCCCGAGTTCATTAACATGAATTTGTTAACTGCGCCGGGTCTTACTGTCGAAAGCTTGACCACCCATGCGGTCAATGTCTGTGAAGAACGAGCAGATGCGATGGCACTTATTGATTTGCCCAATGTATATATTCCGTCTTCTGAGCAGTATTACTCAGACAAGTCTAATCGCATTGGAACAACTCCTAATTCTGCGGCAACTGCGCTTAAGAATCGACAGATTGACTCCAGCTATGGCTGTACTTTCTATCCATGGGTCCAGTGCCGAGACGAAGCAACCAGTAAATTGGTATGGATTCCTCCCACTGTAGCTATGATGGGCGTTCTTGCAAGTTCGGAAAGAAAGTCAGAACTTTGGTTTGCACCTGCTGGCTTCAACCGAGGCGGACTAAGTGAAGGTGCAGCCGGAATTCCGGTTGTTGGGATCTCTGAGAGACTAACATCTAAAAACCGCGATACGCTGTATGATGCCAATATTAACCCCATTGCATCCTTCCCCTCTACGGGAATCGTAGTCTTTGGGCAGAAGACGCTCCAATCACGTCAATCGGCTTTAGACCGAATCAATGTGCGAAGGTTGGTAATCTTCATGAAGAAGCAGATTTCTATCTTGGCTTCAACAATCCTGTTCGATCAAAATGTTCAGTCCACCTGGAATAGGTTTATTGGACTGATTGAGCCGTTCTTGGCAAACGTTAAGATTCGATTTGGTATCACGGATTATCGTCTCATTCTCGATGAAACGACGACCACACCAGACCTTATTGATCAGAATGTTTTATATGCGAAGATTATGATTAAACCGGCAAGAGCAATCGAGTTTATCGCCATTGATTTTGTCATCATGTCTACAGGCGCATCCTTCGATGATTAAAAGAATAGGAGAGATTTTCTCTCCACCAGACTATTTAAATTAGATTAAAGGAGATCCTTAAATATGCCTTTCTGGTCAACAAATTTCGGTGAAGGGGATACCACCCTTAAAGATCCTAAGAGAAAATTTCGATTTCTGGTAAATTTTCAAGCTATAGCAGCGGAGATAGGCTTGGGTACCATGTGGTACGCTAGTACGGTAAGCAAGCCTGGATTTACGATTAATGCTGCTGAGCATAAATATCTTAATCACACTTTTTATTATCCGGGTAATGTTACCTGGGCTCCCGTATCAATGACTTTGGTAGACCCGGTTAATCCGGATATGACAGCCACCCTCGCAGATATTATTCAGCGCTCAGGATACGCTCCACCGGCGCAACCTACTGCGGAATCTCCCGGTACCGGTACCATCTCTAAGGCTAAGGCTGCAAATGCGATGGGGGCTGTTCAAATTATCCAACTTGATGGAGCAGGAGAGAAATTAGAAATGTGGACCCTTATCAATTGTTTTATTAGTGATGTAAAATTCGGAGATATGTCTTACGGTGACGATGCCCTGCAGGAAGTTACTCTAGAGCTTAAATATGATTGGGCTCAAGTTAACGTTACGGAGAAGTCCTCCTTGGAGAATGGCGAAACAGCAAAGCATGACTATTTTAAAGCATAATAGACTATAAAACGAGAGGTGTATATTGTCTAGAAATAAAGAACGTCTAGGAGGCGTTCAACAACCGGATACGAATCCACCCCCGCAAGCAATGCAAGCGGATACGGGTGGTTTCTCCTTTGTCGTTCCCACAGAATTTGTGGAACTTCCTTCAGGTGGTAAGTTTTATCCCGAAGGGCATCCTTTGCACGGCGAAGAGAGTATTGAGATCCGTCAGATGACAGCAAAGGAAGAAGATATTCTTACATCGAGAACGCTTCTTAAAAAGGGCGTGGCCCTCGATAGAGTGATTGAGAATCTCATTGTTAATAAAAGAATTGATCCTGATTCGCTTTTAGTAGGTGATAGAAATGCTATTATTATTGCCACCAGAGTTTCTGGCTATGGAAACATGTATGAAACTAAAGTAACGTGTCCTAGCTGTGGGGAGAGTCAACAATATAACTTTAACTTAAATGAAGCAAATATATATGACGGTCAAGATTTAGAAAAATTAGACGTTATTGATAATAAAGATGGGACCTTTAATATCGTATTACCCAAAACAGGCTTAACGGTAACTTTTAAACTGTTGTGCGGCAAGGATGAAAAAACTTTAATGAGTGGAATCCAAAGCGATAGAAAGCGCAAAAATGAAAGAACAGTGACGCGCCAATTGGTTAATACCATCGTGGCGGTGAATGGAGACTCCTCCGCTGACGCCATCAATTATTTAATTGAAAATATTCCATCAATGGATTCCCGTCATATTCGTCTATCCTATCGTCTAGCTGCCCCTAACATCGATCTAACTCAATATTTTGAATGTAGTGAGTGCGAGTATACCCAGGACATGGAGGTCCCGCTTACAGCGGACTTTTTTTGGCCTGACCGATGAATACATGCAGAACATCTATGAGCAGTTTTTCTTTTTGAAATACTCAGGTGGATGGTCTTTCTCGGAAGCGTATAATCTCCCCGTAGGACTCCGCAAATGGTTTGTGGAGAGATTAGTTAAACAATTAAAAGATGAAAAAGAGGCGATTGAACAGGCTTCTAATAATAAGGGTGGTAGTTACCAAACTTTATCTGCCCATAATCAACCAAAGCGTCCAGCAGGGCTCGACCACTTCATTAGCCACGGACAGGGTAAGTCATAATCCCTGTCTTTTTTTATGGACAACTATTTAATTTAGATAATCTAAAAGGGTATTCTTATGGCTGACGATATTCTCAATCCTTTAGAAAGACAAGGGGTTACTAAAGAACAGTTAGAGCTTCAACAAAAGGCGCTTAATCTTGCAAAAGAAGATCTTGCAGTTCAAAAGGAACTCATTAGTGACCTTCGCGCAAAGAAAGATTTAAATGAAGTAGAACAAGCCACACTGAACGAGATGCAGAGGCAGCGTGAGAGATTGCGCCAGATTGTTAAGGACGAAAAGGATGAGCTTGAGTTAATTAATCAAACGAGAAAAGAGCTTAATGCCCAACAAAGAGAAGAAATTGCTGCGAGTGAAAAACACCGCGATGTTCTGAAAGATATATCTGATTCTGAGAAAGACAGACTAGAAATATTAGAATTAGAAAAACAGATCGCCAAAGAGCGTTATGAGTTGATGAAAAAAACCGAGGGCGCAGACACAGATGCTCTCAAAGACGCAAAAAAAGCGGCCGAAGATGCTACCGACGCCTTGGATAAATTCAATGAGTCTCTAGATGACACCAAGAAGAAGTTATCCGCTGCCAAGAATGTTGGCAAAGATTTTGCCAAATCGTTTAGCAATATGCTCAAAGGCGATTGGAGTCTTTCTGGCGCTATGGATGTGGATAGCGTGATCGGCGGGTTTAAGAAGCTGGGACCCTTGTTGGGCGACATGGAATTACTCGCAGCGAATTTTAAAGATCTTGCATTTGGGCTTTTGAAAGGCATCGTTAACGCAATTAAAGATTTGGCTTTCGAATTAGGCAACGCTGAAAGCGAATTCATGAAAAGCACCGGCGCCAGCCGCGAATTCGCGAATAGTCTGACGACGACATATGAGGCAACGCGTCAATATGGAGTATCCGTTAAAGAAGTGGGCGCCTCGATGGAATCCCTGCACGGTACCTATACTGATTTTACAATGATGGACCGTACGCTGAGAGAAGAATTAACGGAGACCGGCGCAGTCTTAGCACGCCTGGGTGTATCTAATCAGGCGTATGCAGAGGGTATTCAAAATGCTACGAAGATGTTTGGAGTAACGGCTGGACAGGCTGACGATACTATGAGAGAGCTTACAGCACATGCCATGGACTTAGGAGTGTCCCCCCAAAAATTAACGGCTGAGTTTGCAAGTGCGGGAGGCGCGCTAGCCAAATTTGGAGATCAAGGTGTTAAAGCATTCAAAGATTTACAATACATCTCTAAGATTACCGGTCTTGAAATGGAGAAAGTGTTGGGAGTGGCTAACAAATTTGACA